TAGACGCCAATTCATCCGGATTCACCGATTCGAAATCTTGTTGCTCTTGTTTATCTGTATCACCACCAGGAGATGTCAGCTCTTCATCTTCTTCACCTGAATATCTTAGCATCATTTCAATAGGAACCAAAACTCTAGCTGCTTTTGATGTTAGATCTCTATAGTCAGAACCTAATTCATCTTTAAGACCCAATATTGCATATGCTAAGTCTTTAATTTCTTCAGCATCTTTTAATGAAATGGTTCCTTTTCGATCTTTATCCTCTTTTACGTATGTAGAAAACCCTTCGGCTATAGCACGATCAAATTTCATTTCTTATATTTATTCTATCATTTAAAAAGAAGCTGCTTAGTTTTAATATTATTAAAATATTCGTTCGATAAAAAGGTCAAATCATATTTTTTAGCAAACTTCTTAACCCTGGCAAATGTAAAATTCTCTATTTTAAATTTTTGCAACGTAGAATATATTTTTAATACGGTTCCTTTTGCTCTTCCATCATCTTTTTTTATTAACTCTTTGAAGAACATCAAACTTCTATGTGAAATTACTGTTTTTATTGGTAATAAATTACGTATTTTAAGTAATAGGTTTGTAATTAGTTTTAAATAATCTCTTTCATCGATATATTTTAAAATTTCGCTTTCATAAAACTGAGTATTGTTAAAGTATAATACCACCTTATTCTTTGAATTAACTTTATTAATATATTCTACGCAATTCTTTATGGTATGATGAAATAACAACTTTTTTATGTCTTTATTAATAAATTGAGACTCTACCAAGCTGTCCATCAATTGATAATTGTGAATATCATCCAATAAATCCTTTTCATATTTTTTATGTATGTCTTGGAAGTCAATTAATACAATATTGTATTCTGGTAAGCTAAGTCTCACAAAGTCATATTAAAATAGTTACGTATGAAATCAAGTTTTTTTTATTTTACCCAATCTTAAGTTAATAATACCGTTGTAATAATCTTCTTTTAATAAGACATCTTTATCAAATTGCATTTTTGCTTCATAATACGCAAGTTCACTTTTACTTTGACAGAATCTCAGTATTTCAAACTTAAACTTGTCTTTACCTAACTTTTGAATGTCTTCATTTAACTTATCTGATGAACCAGTATATATTTTCCAATCTGTTTCCTTAACCACATGCCTTTTGTTTTTTCTACCCTTAAGAGGTGGTCGTTTTAGAATTGTAGTTGATTGTTTTTTACCAATATATTTCCTGTCGTTAGTTGTATTCGTTATCTGGTAAATAAAACCGTAGAAGGTGTCGGGTATCTCTTTCTCTTCGAGATTATAAGTCCAGTGACCGTAGTTATCCACCAAAAAATTTAATTAATTTATATGGACAAACCACCCCAACCACCATTTGGGTCAACATCACCTTCTTCATCTTGTGATTTTGAATTAATTATTTGTAAAACAATTTTAGCTCTCAAAGAGAACTCATGATCTGAATTTGCAACTCTTTCTAATTGTTTTTTAACTCTATCTTGAAGATCTTCACCCCACCCGTCCCAAACTTCTTTTACTAGATACATTGCTGTGCCAATACTATCATTATCTCTTACAATGTTAATTAATTCCATTACATCCCGGTTAACCGGCTGTCCTCCATCACTAGTAGGTTCGATATTTCTAAATTCTTTTATTGTAGACTTTTTCTTCTTACCCTTCTTTTTCTTTTTCTTTTTTTTCTTCTTACTAGTACCAGCCCTTCTTTGCATTGCACCCATACCAAAAGGCCTTCTAGCATCACCCGGGGCATAAAAGTCTCCAGAAAAGTGAGATTGTGTCCAATCACCTAAAGCACCACCAGAACCAGCCACATTACCATCATCTAGTAACAAAGCCTTTAAAAATGCGTTTTTATATATTGACATCTATTGTAAATATGTGATAATATTTAATTAAATGTCTGATATATTAGAAACCTATTCAAAAGAACTTGTTGAACATTTATCTATTGATGAATTTAACTTGAAAGACGTTCAATTACAATTACCTGGTAGAAGACACATATGGGTTGGAAGATTAATGAGACATAAACATGAAGTCAATATTTTAAGAAAGAAAAAGAAGGATAGGTTAGTTGAAGTTACAAAAAAAATACAAGAACAAAGTAATGTTAGGCTTTCAACACCAGCAGCCGAAAAGGTTGCTGAAAATTCCGATTTTATAAAAAATATCAATTCAGAAATTGAAGAAAACCTGCTTTTAATTGATTATCTTGAAAGAGTAGAAAGAATTTTGAGTTCAATTGGTTTTGATATTAGAAATATTATTGAAATACAAAAATTAGAAACTCAATGAACGACTTAAGACTAATTTTATTTGATATTGATGGGGTATTAACAGATGGTACCGCAGCATATAACCAAGAAGGAGAAGTACTGTGGAAAAGATATAATCAAAAAGATATTACAGCATTAAGACGCTTTTATAATGAACTTTCAATTAAAGTAGCCTTGTTTACAGGAAGTTTAGACATAAATCCAGGATTTGCTAAAAGAAGGAAATTTGAAATGCTTAATGTTGTGCACAGAAACGGTGAAAACAAAGTAACCAAACTCAATGACATATGTTTTGAGTATAATACACCTAAACAAGACGTGGCTTTTGTAGGAGATGATATACAAGACTTAGATATTATGAAAGAAGTTGGTTATGCTTTTTGTCCTAAAGATGCGATATCCGAAATACAAAAAATTTCTTGTGTCTTACCTGTAAACGGTGGTGGTGGTGTTGCAGCTCACCTATTTGAATATATTAAAAACACTATTAAATCATAAAATGAACATTGTTATACCTATGGCTGGTAAAAGTTCAGCTTTTAAAGAAGTAGGAATCGATACCCCCAAACCTTTTATAGATATACAAGGTAAATCAATGGTCCAAAGAGCTTACGAAAGTATTGGGTTACCAGGAACGTATTATTTTATTGTATTAAAGGAACACGAAGAAAAATACGGTGCATATAACCATATAACTGACTTTTGTCCCGATGCTAAAATACAAATTATAGATGAAGTAACTAGTGGCCCTGCAGAAACACTATATAAAATAAAAGGATTTATAGATGATTCAAAACCACTACTACAAACAAACGTAGACCAAATATTAGATTGGGAACCCGAAAGATTTTTAAAATTTTTAAAAGAAAAAGACCCGGATGGAGCAGTTATAACAGTCAACACATGTGATCCACACTATAGTTACATTGCAACCACCCAACAATCTATTGCAACCAACTTTACAGAAAAGCAAGTTATATCAAACCACGGTCTCATCGGTACACATTATTGGAAATCACCCGATTTATTTTTTAGTTCTTTCATTAATGCAAGAAAAAAAGGATATACATGGCCAAATAGTGTGGGTGAAGATGAAATATATGTATCTTTAACGTATAATGATTTGTTAGATAGACAATATATAATATATGACTATAAATTTAAACAACATGAAAAACAACATGTTGTAGGAAGCCTAGATGAACTATGCTTATATGAAACCCAACTTTGATTGTTCTATTTTAGTATTAAGTTCTGATACTTACCAACCTATTCTTAAGATATGGGACTTTTACCACAAGAAAAATTGGAAATGCCCATATGAAGTGTATACAATAAGCAACAAGCAAAACTTTAAAAGCAAAAACGTAAACTGCGTTGTTACAAACGTTGAATGGGATGAAAATGCCACCCATTTTAAGCCCATGGTCTTAGAAGGGTTAAAGAAAATTACAACAAAATATGTGTTATTCATGGTGGAAGACCAAATAATAGTTAATCCTGTAGAATCAAATAACTTTTACCATGCACTAAACTACATGGAAAGGAACGATATAACAAAAATGCGTTGTGTATCAATGCCAGGGCCTGACTTACCATTATTGGGAGTCTCCGAAGGCCCTATTAATAATACAAATTTTGGGAGAATATCTAATAATAACGAATATCGGAACTCTCTTCAAGCAGCAATATGGAATAAAGATAGATTTATCGAACTTTTAAAGAGTAAAGAGGGTGATTTTTCTGGGTGGGTATTAGAAACAGATGAAGACTTAAGGAAATATTCTAAAAAATGGAATTACGTTGCTTGTAGACAAGGTAAAGGTGGTACATTTTTAACTAGAGAAGAAGATCAAACTGATTCACCGTTAATTCAATACGTAGAACTTGTGAGATGGGGGTTATTTGATAGATTATACATTGATTATTTTAAAAAAATGTTAGCAAAAGACAATATCGATATTACCACACCAGAATATGAACAATTTGGTGGTAATTTGTCCAAAGAAGAGTTACCTGAATAATTACTGGGAGTCTCCCAAGAGCCTTATTATTAATATAAATTTTTGGAGCATATCAATAAATAATTTTCATGAAAGCATTCTTAAATTACGAATACATGATCACTCCCGGGATCTTAAAGATAATCTCTTATATTGGGGCCGTTGTTGCTATTATTGTTGGGTTATTTACAGCCTTTACTGCTGGTTTACTCGAGGGGTTAGCTATTGCTATAGGTGGTCCTATTGTTTGTCGCATTTACGCTGAATTACTGTTGGTTATTTTCGAAATCCATAAGGAAGTAAAGAAAATACGTGGTGGGTATAGCAAATAAATGAAGGGGTTTCGCTTAAATAAACGGTAATGAAGAAATTAACTAAAGTTGGAGTGCTGTCCGTAGCAAATGTAGTCGGTTTGCTGGGCGCATTCACCGGAGCTGTAAAGGTCATTGTTTTACCAGTGTTAGCATTGCTTGCTGCTGGTACATTAGGTGACGTCGATGGAGCCGTACATACAATAGGAGAGACTGTTACAAGTACTATACCGAGTATTGTCGGATTTGGTATTGCTGGGTGGTTAGGTGGCTGGGTTTATGCGTGGATACTTAATCACGTTCTTAAATGGACAAATGGATTGAGTTGGGAAGTTAAATAATTATAATCTTCTAACAATTCTAAAACACCCCGTCTATTCGTAGACGGGGGTATTTTTTTAAATATTTATCTTGAAAAACACGGTAAATATTTTACAATCAATGTAATGGTAGTATTTCACTACGATAAAAGAAAACGTCAAGCTTTTCTAAAAACAGATAACCTTAACATAATAAGAGAACATTTCTCTTTTGAAAATGAGGGTGCTAGATTTGCTAGAAGGTATGGTAGATATATGCCTGCAAGAACTTATGTTATAACCCCCGCGGGTAAATATGAAGTTGGTCTTACAGCTAATATAATTCAATTTATTAAAAAAGAATTTCCTTCAGATAAAATACATCTAGAAAATAGTATTAAAGAAATTATTAAACCTCAAATACTTCATGGTGGTAATGGTAAACTTTCTTTACAATTAAGAGATTATCAAAAAGAAATTGTAAATGAGTGTTTAGATAAAGGAAGAGGTGTTGTTATGTTAGCAACTGCTGGTGGTAAAACATTAGCCATGGCTAGTATGCTGGAAAGAATCTACCAAGAAGTGAATAAAGACACGTGGAAAGTTTTAGTTATAGTTCCCGATTTAGGATTAGTAAATCAAACGTTCAATGATTTTAAAAAGTATAATGTTTCATTTTCAGTCGGTAAATGGACCGGTAACTCACCCGTTGATCTAACAAATAATGTTATTATTGCTAATTTAGGTATTTTACAAAGCGAAAAAACAAATTTAGACTGGGTAGAACACGTAGATATATTAGTAATTGATGAGTGTCATAAAGTAAGAAGGTCAAATAAAGTAAACAAAATTATAAAAAATATAAGAACAGAAAATAAGTTTGGATTTACAGGAACGTTACCAGATAATAATTCAGATCAGTGGAACATAATAGGTAAAATTGGTCCAGTTATATACCAAAAAAAGAGTTATGAACTTCGTATAGAAAATTTTGTTACTAATGCTGTTGCACAAGTAGTGAGATTACATTACAAACAACGACCCAAGTATTCTATCGATATATCAGACCCAGGTGAAAGATATAGACAAGAATTTGAATTTCTTTTCGAAAACGTATTTCGAAATAATATAATAAAAAAACTTACAACAGGCGTAAAAAACAATTCTCTAATTTTAGTAGATTATATAAGACATGGAGAAGCACTTTACAAAGAACTAAGTAATAACGATAAAGGAAAAAAAATATATTTTATAAGAGGAGAAGTAGATGTTGAAGAGCGTGATAAAGTTAAAAAACTTATTGAGCGGGATGATAATATTATTTGTATTGCTATTAGCAGGATTTTCTCTACTGGTATCAGTATCAATAATTTACATTACATTGTTTTTGCTAGTGGCGGTAAAGCTAAAATTAAAATCTTACAGTCGATCGGTCGTGGACTTCGTTTGCACGAAAGCAAAAACAAATTAACTATAGTTGATATTGCAGACCAGTTGCGGTATGGTGAAGTTCATTCCGATAAAAGAATAGATTTATATACACAAGAAAACATATGTGTAAAAATAAAAGATTTATACGAATGATAGTGTTGAACTTATACATAACAATATTATAATTAAAGATAGCCATGCAAGCAAAAAAACCTAAAAACGGCGTTAAAATTAAACCTAAAAGTAAAGAACATTACGTTAATTCAAAAGAATTCAAAGAAGCAATTGCAACTTATTATAAAACCGACGTATGTGGAAATGAGCTTGGTGAAATGATAACAAAAATTGCTCACGGTTTAAGTTATGCGCCTAATTTTATAAATTATAGCTACAAAGATGAAATGATCGGTGATGCAGTTGTAAAAATGTTTACAGCTCTTTTCAATAAAAAATTCAATTTAGAAGCAACAGATTCAAATGGTAACAAATACAATCCTTTTTCATATTTTACTACAATTGCGTTTCATGCATTTATTAATCGAATTAAAAAAGAAAAACGACACCATGAAGCTCTTAATGAATATAAAGAAAGAATTTACGAAGAGTCGTTAAACGATGGCCAAAACGCACAAACAACAGTTTATGTTAAACCCACGGACGAAAATGAGGCCTATTATAATTGATTACGCGAATTGTTTAAACTCGTCCCATACTTTGTAAAAACACTTTACCCGTGTTCGGTCTTCATCACCGAAATCAACCCAACTTGGGTCGCTTTTTACATCATGGTTCCATTCCTCAAAATCTAACGTAAACTGATTTCTTATTTTATAGTAAGCTGATAAAATAATTTCTTCTGTAAAAAAGTCCGTGTTAGGTGGTTCTGTACTAGTTAAAAGTAATAAAGCCTTTTCGTAGAAATCAAATAACGGTTTAAACTCACTAGGGTGAATTCCTATCACACCACCAACTAATTGGTGTATTAGATGACTGTTTGATTCTTCAAAACCATAATCTGTTTCTAATAGTTTTGACAAAAGCTTAACGTGGTGTAAATTATACCAAAGATTACCATGTTTGGTTTCAACAAATTTGTGCTTAGTAATTAAATTGTCTATACCTTTACCCACATCAGGTGTAAACACGTTGTTTTTATTGTATGGGTAATAATGTTTTTTGTTAAAAAAGTTATTAATTTCCACACCACCTAAACTATGTGGGTTTAATCCCCAATGGGTGCACCCGGAATCAACCCATACAAAATTATCCGTATTAAACGGGTTCTTTTCTGCTACTTCTTTTACAAAATAAAGTTTTCTGTGACAAAGTATTTCACAACGAGCATGAAAAAATCCAGGTTCGTCAGGGTTTTCTTTTTTTCTTATTTCTGTTTGTTTCTTTTCCCACTCAATAACTCTAGTTCTATGTGAACCTATAATATCTTTAAATTTAAAGTCTCCTAATTCGCTTACAATGATTGTCCATTTATTTGGAATACCAATATAATCTAAGTAGTCAAAATATTTTAAAATTTTCTCATAGCCGCGCTTATCGCAAAAAACTACTGTGGGTAAGTTAAAATTATAAATGTTTTGAAAAGAAGAAAAATAGTATTGCTCTTGCCAACACCGACCTCCAAACTCACCTTCTCTTTCTCCATAATAAATTGCTGTAACAAGGGTTGTACTCATTTGTAATTAATATATTATATTTAAAGTGGTTACTATAAATTTCAAACAATCAAAAATTTGTTGCATATCAGACATACATTTAGGAATCCACCAAAACAAGAGTAATTGGCATAAAATTCTGCTTGATTGGGGTAAATGGTTAGATAAAAACTTAAAAAAATTAAAAATAAAAGATATTATGATTTGTGGTGATCTATTTCACTACAGAGATGAAATAGCTGTTAACAGTCTACAAATTGCAAAACAATTTTTTGATATATTAAAGGATTATAACATCGTAATGATCACCGGTAACCACGACTGCTATTATAAAGATACTAGTTGCGTTAATTCACTGTCATTATTGAATGGTTGGAATAATATAAGCGTTATTGACAAGCTACACACAGAAGAAATTCACAATAAAACAATAACTTTTGTACCCTGGGGCGAACAAATTAAAAAAATACCAAAATCTGATCTTATATTTGGCCATTTTGAGCTAGAAAATTTTAAAATGAACAATTTTAAGGTATGTGACAGTGGAGATAACCCCCATTCTCTATTAAAAAAATCAAAAATGGTAATTACAGGGCACTTTCACTTAAAAGATGAACGTAAATTTAAAGATGGTAAAATTCTTTACCTAGGTAACCCATTCCAAATGGATTTTGGAGATGCAGAAAGCGAAAAAGGGTTCTATATTTTGGATTTTGATAAAATACAAGAACCTGTTTTTTATAAAAACACGGTATCGCCAAAACACAAAAAAATATTACTAAGTGAGCTTATTTCCTTCGATGGTATAACCCCTGAACTAAGAAAATTAATAAAGGGCAATATAATAAAGTTGGTTATTGATAAAAACGTACAAGCAGACGACTTAGATATCATCATGATATGTTTAAACAACCTAAAACCCTTCACAATTACTGTTGATTACGAAATTAATTACAATAAATTTTCTGTAGAAGGTGAATTAGAGTACGAATACTCGGGTGTAGATTATGAAACAGCAATTACCAATTTTATAAACATGTTAGACGTTAACAACAAAAAAGAAGTAATAGAATATACAGTAGATTTATATAAACAATGCAAGGAATAGGAATAGTTGTTTTAACATTAGGTGGTTCTCAATTAAAAAAGTGTTTAAGGGGGCTCACACCGGTTTTAGACAAAACCGTTGTTGTGAACGACGGTAAAAAAACTGATTTTAACAAGTCCGTAAAAAAATACATAAGTCCCACGTATACCAAGTACCCAAGTGCTTGTTACAATATGGGAATTAGGGAACTACTAAAAGATGAAACTATTGAACACGTTTTTATAATAAATGATACAGTAGAAATAATTGATGACAGTGTTTTCCAAGATTACATAGACGTTGCCAATAAAACAAAGTTAAAAGCTTTATATTTTTGTGATAATGAAGATGATCCAAGAGGGTTAGATGAAAATACACGACTAACTATAGACTTAGGAGACAATACACTAACATTAAATTATGGAACCGCTGCTAATTTAGTTTATTTACATAAAGATATTTTTAAGAAAGTGGGATTTTTTGATGAAAGGTATAGAGCTGCAATGGAGTGGTCAGATTTATCGTACAGAATATCACAAAAAAACTTATCCACACCGTTTCTTTGGTTTCCACACGTAACATCTGTAGAAAATAAAATAATATTTCATGATCACGTGGAAAGATATAAAGACGATCTAGAAGAGAGAGTATTAAGAGGTATGAAAGTCTTTTATATGAAAACCAAATGTGAAATAAAAGATTTAATTGATGTTTTTTCTAAAAAAGATATCATACAAAAACTAAAAAATAAAAGTAGATCCTCATAGGATATACGTATAATTATATTTTATGAAGCAAATCTTCTTCGAAGATGTTACTATTCAAAATTTTCTCTCAGTAGGTAATGACCCAGTAAAGGTAAAGTTCAATTGCGGGTTTAATATTATTACGGGTTCTAATAAAGATAAAGAAGACAGAAGAAACGGTGTAGGTAAAAGTACAATAGCTGATGCAATTAATTTTGTTATATTTGGCTCCACTTTAAGAGATTTAAAGAAAGAACTCATACCTAACAATCTTACTAACACTACATGTTCGGTACTTATAAATTTCAAAGTTGTTACCCCACAGGAAACCAATTCGTATTCCATTAATAGAACCCTTTCCCCGTCAAAATGCTACATTTACAAAAATGAACAAGACATAACAAGAGATTCAATTATTAATACAAACGAATTTATTAAAGATCTAATTTATTGTAGTGAGGATGTTTTTCAAAATTGTGTTATTATGACTGTAAACAATACTATACCGTTTATGGCTAAGAAGAAGGTAGAAAAACGAAAATTTATAGAAGGTATTTTCAATTTACAAATTTTTGGTGACATGATTTCACATTTAAGAAACGATTATAATGAAACCAAAAAAGATTTTGATATAGAATCAACTAGGTTTGATGAAAATGTTACTTCTTTAGATAATTTTAAAGATCAAAAAATACAAATAGTAGAAGAACGTAAAAATAAAAAAGAAAAATATAAAACCCGCCAAAAAAATAATGAACACGAACTTTTAGAAATAAAAAATAAGTTATTGAACATAAAAGATATAATAATTGAAGAAAATGAAAAACTTATTTCCAAGTTTGAACATAAATTAAAAGATTTAGATAAAATAAAAACCGTAAAAAGAGATAAAATAAGTGAACTAAAAGCTTCACGCAACCAATTAAAATCAAATTTAGTAAAAATAGGTACAAACGAAGAAATATGCCCCACTTGTTTACGTCAAATCGATAACGACGATAAAGACCATATAAAAAATGAAATAAAAATAACTAATAAAAGTATAGACGATGTTGAATCCGAAATTAAAACATTTACTAAAGATTATAATTCGGTGGTTTCTGACGAAGACAAACTGAATAGGGGTATTAACAAACTTCGTAAAAAAATTAAACGAGGTAATGATGAATTAACCAATCAAAAACTTCTAAAACAAAAAGCAAAGCAACTTCTCGATTGGCAAGATCAACTAAAGGTTGATATAAAAGAATTAGATTCAGAAGATACAAATTTAGATACCATAATTACCAATTACAATAACAAAGTTAAAGAGATAAAATCAAAACTCGAAACAGTTAAAAAGAAAATTAACATGTTTGATGTTGTAAAATATATTGTATCAGAAGAAGGTGTGAAATCATATATTGTAAAACAAATTTTACACGTCTTCAATCAAAAACTTGCTTATTATTTAAAAAAGATGGACAGTAATTGTATTTGTATTTTCAATGAATATTTTGAAGAACAAATTATAAATGAAAAAAATAAACTCTGTTCTTATTTTAATTTTTCGGGTGCAGAAAGAAAAAATATCGATTTAGCATGCTTGTTTGCTTTCATGGATATTAGAAGACTTCAAGGAGACGTAACGTTTAACTTTAGTATCTATGATGAACTATTTGATAGTAGTCTAGATGAAAGAGGGGTAGATTTAGTCACATCTATTTTAAGAGAAAGAGTAGAAAAATATAAGGAATGTGTATATGTTATTAGTCATAGGAAAGAAAGTGTTAAAGCTGCTACAGGTGAAGTAATATATCTGGAAAAAAGCAATGGAATTACTCGAAGAGTTAAGTATACAGAAATTGATAAAGACTAACACGTAAGTAAATAAATCAAACATGTTTCAATCACCATTTATGCAAGGTGGTCAACCTTTTGCAAAATCAAACCCATATCAATCTAATTTTGCTCTACAAACTAAACAACCTAACCCTATACCTGTAGATAATCAACCTGCACCTGTTTCTCGTTTTATGAATTATGTCGCCGATTACGGTGGATGTGGTTTTTGGAGAATTATATGGCCCGAATACTTACTAAATGCAAGCGGTAAATGCATGGTACACACCTCTACCTGTATGACAATCGACCCACAACATTACAGAAATACAGAATCAATCAAAGTTCAACGACAAGCTTCACCCGACCAAAGAAAGTTTGTAAAGTACCTAAAAGAAATTTCATCTCAAGTAGGTTTTAGATTAATTTATGAAATCGACGATTTAGCATTTAGAGAAGATATACCTGACTACAACAAATATAAATTTGCTTTTACAGACGACGAAATTCGCGAAGGCATCCAAGAAATTATGGAACTTTGCGATGAAATGACAGTAACATGCAAGTTTATGAAAGACTATTATTCATCTAAGTTAGATAATGCTAAGATAACAGTTATACCGAATTATGTTCCTAAATTTTGGATGGGTAATTTTTATAACAGAGACAAAATCGAAAGAGATTATGAACGTAATAAACACAAACCTAGAGTTATCTGGTCTGGATCGGGTGCACACATTGATGTAGATAACAGAGTAAAAGGTAAAGATGACTTCCACCATGTTAATGACGTTATTAGAAAGACAATAAAAGACTATCAGTGGGTATTTTTAGGAGCTATACCGCGTAATTTAGTAGATTTAGTACAAACCGGTAAAATAGAATATCACCCATGGTGTGAGTTATTCGATTATCCGGAAAAAGTTTATACTTTAAATGGTAATATGATGGTGGCCCCATTAATTGATAATAACTTCAACAAATCTAAGAGCGATCTAAAACATTTAGAGTCAAGTTGCTATGGTCTACCAATTGCTTGTCAAGATATTTGTACATATGAAAATGCACCCATTAAATTTAAAACAGGTGATGAAATGATCGATCAAATCAACCTCGTTTTGAAAGATGAAAGAAGATTTATTCAAGAATCTGTAAAGGGTAGAAACTTTGCTGAATCTAGATTTTTAGAAAAACCACAAAACATAGGAAAATTCTATGAATCATATAAATTTCCACATGGTGCACCAGAACGCAAACACCTCAACTCATTAAAAGAGAATAAAATTTAATGGATCTTATTCTCTTTTGCCCAATGTTTAATTTTAAAAGTATTATAGAAGTCACGTCTATAGTCATAAAACAATTCTTGTTGATCGTAAGTTAAAAATTCACCATTTTCTTGCTTTGCAATTTTTTTACTAACTTCAAAAGCACCTGCAGGTTTTAACCCTTTATCAGCACTAAGACAAAATGTCATGGTGAAATTCCAGGGTACTTCTCTATAAGTTGTTGTGTATTTACATGCATGTAGTGGTTGTCTGATATCATCCTCCATCATCCTCCAATCTACACCATTATTTTCTTCATAGTATGAATAATCTGTATAATCAAAAAGAGTATTAAAAACGGTTTCACACCAAGTAACTGCACCCAATATCAATACCTTATTTACCATTTCTTTGCTTCCTAAATCTTTTCTTTTTTTAATATTATCATGAATGGCTTTTAAAAATATAGGATTTTCAGGTGATGTAGCCATAAAGCAGTGAGTAAACCCATAATCTTCATGTGTTGGTAAAACAAATTTTACATTTTTTGTAATAATTGAATTCATAGGAATATTACAATATCTGTCCAAATCGTGATATACCCCTCCTTCATTGTATAACTTTACAAGTCTCCACAAATCTGTTTTTTCAACAACGTGTCTATCTTTAATATCAGTATAGTTTTTTAAAGACAAGTTTTCTTTTAGATACTTTTCTATATCATCGTCATCACTAATTACAACATCCCAATCCGGATTTATCTCAATCATCCTTTTTAACCCATTCTGTATAACCGGGTGTTTATTATCCCTAATATTTTTATCTTTCCAAGTAAAGTTTATTATTTTGGGTATTTCTTTTAATCCCTCTAGCAGACCTTCATTCATAGTATTATTTACTTGAAATATTTGAAGAGTAAACTATAATTAACTCACATGTATAGGAATGTAGTTTATGAACCTTCTCAAGAACAAATGAGACTGTTTACTTGGG